AACTGCGAAGCTTCCAAGCCTAACGCATGGTCTGCCTCGCGCTGTTGCATCGCCATGTTCATAGCCTGTTGATCCATCGCCGCGCGTTGCTGCATCATCTGCGCGTCAACATTGGCCTGCGCGATCTTCGCCTGTGCGTCGATCACCATTCCCTGTTTCTTGAGTTCAAGCTTCTCGCGCTCAAGGTCCAGTTCCTGATGCTTCTGAGCCATTTCGGCCTGCATCATTTGCAGGCTCATCTCTTGCTCTTTCTGCTTGAACTCCATTTCCATCTTGAGTTTGGCTTGATCGGCCTGCGACTTCTGTTCCTCAGGGCTTGGCTTCTTCTGTTCGCCTTGGCCCTGCTTTACGGAATCAGCCAACCGATCCAGCGCATCCTCGGCCTGCTTGCCGAGACGGAACGAACGGCAGAACGCGGAATAAATCTCGATGGCGATGTCTTTCGGCATCGCGCCTTCCTTGACCAACGGGCCGACCGCCGAAAGATATTGCGCCGTGCCCTGAAGGAAGGCCGACATCTGTTCCTGGTTCTTTTGCAAATCGCCGCGGATGGTCGAGTCGCTTTCGATGTCGATACGGAACCCGCGGGTCGCATCGCCCTTGAGCAGCGAAATCACTTCCTCTTGCGAGGGCTTGCTAATGGTGTCTTGTAGCTGTTTCGCCTTGGCGGCCAGTTCCGGCCCCATCTGCATCTGGCCCGATTGGACCATCTGCTGACCCTGCTGGTATTGCGCCTGCGCGGCCTGCTTTTCCTGTTCGGTCGGGTAACGAATGCCTGTCATCAGCCAGAACGTGTCGGGCGAAAACTTCTTCGCCATGACCTCCGCTTTCATGCGGAACAGGTCACGAGCAAATCTTGCAACATCAGCCTGCATCCGTTGAATACGCAGGGAACCCCATTGCGATTTGATCTGCTGCGCCGTCGCCGTCTCACGCGCATCCGACGCGCCGCGCAGAATGTCCGAAAGACCCGTGACCTCGTAAATCGTCTGTTTGATCGACTCGCGCTGTAGGACCAACTGCTCAAGGGCTTTGACAATGGGTTCAAGCGGGAACCAGGTGATAGCCTTGTCCAACCCCGCGCCAGTCGTGGCGAACAGTTCCGCCGACTGCAACGGGATCAAATCCCCATCGTCAGCCTCGATCACCGCCTTGATGTCGTCGCTGACGCCGGCATAACCGCCGCGCACGCGCAGTTGCTTGGTCAATCGCAGGATACGGCGCTGGATCTCGTTGAGTTCTTCGAGAAGCTTCTCGTAAACCTGCAACAGCGTAATCGGCACAAGGCTGTCTGGCGACATGAGACACGCCAATGGCCGCGGTGTGCAGAAAAAGTCCGTCAGTCCAAGCGGGTCGTCAAGGCTGGTCAACCGACGCGCCGTATAGTCCGGCGATATGAAATGAACCTTGCGGGTTTCCTTATCCCATATCTCCCAAACACGACAACGCGCCGCAAGTTTTGACAGGTTCTCGCCTTGCTTCTCGCTGCCCTTCGGCTCCGCCGTGTAAGAGAACTTTATCTCCTTCAGGATCGCCGCGCCGTTCGGTTCGTCCTCAAGCAGCTTTTCGACTTCCGAATAGGACAGGTAGAGCTCGAACGCCTCCCATGGGATTTCTCCCCAAACCCGCGCTGGGCCGCGGCGGTAGGTTTTCCAGGGGACATATTCGCAAAGGACCTGTTCGTAAGCGACATTGCCCTCGTTATCGAACGATGGAACGTAGCGCACGCGAACAACGCCGCGCGAGACGATCGCCATGTCGCGGACGGCAGACAGAAGCGTGTTGTCGAAGTCGTAAGCGTCGATCTGGTAGCCAAGCGCCCGTTCGAAGATTTCAGATACTTCCCTGCCGACAGGATCGGGGTCATTGTACCGACGCCGCACATCTGGAATCGGCGTCGAGTTGTAAAGCGCGGGAACAATCGTCTCGATGTTCGAATGAAAGATGTTGAACGTGTTGAGACTTGTCCCGGCGTTAATGTTTTTCGGATCGCCGCCGCGGTAGGTTTCGCAAGCCCGGTCTGCGTGTGCCTTCCAGTCCTTTTCCTCGGTTTCCGATAGATCAATCGCTTCGAGCCATGAACGAACAAACTCCAGTTCGTTCTGCGGCTGGTCTTTCGGCGGTGCGTCAGTCATTTATGGGCGACAATCTCTTTGCAGTGGTAAAACCATTCGCGCGTCGATTTGAACCTCTTGAAAGGGGACAATTCACATTCCGGCAAATGAGTAGGCGGGACGGCCGGGACAATCTTTGGCGCGGGGGGCAATTCACATTCCGGCAAATGAATAGGCGGGACGGCCGGGACAATCTTTGGCGCGGCACCACGCACGCTCGATCCAGTCCTGGCGACAACGCGGCCGCGGCCTAATACATGGTCAACCAACGTCTCGTAGTAGTCCTCGGTGTCAAAGTCGGGGTCTACAAAACAAGAATCTTCGAACCAACAAGGGTCCGCTTTAGGCATCGCGTTTTTTCCGCCTCAACCGTTCCTGCACGATTTCCATAACGCTCATATTCGATACAAGCCGGCCGTCCTTGACCTCATAGGTCAGTTGCTTCGGCTTCGGCTTTTCCTCGACCGGCTTCAATACATACGGACGCGACATGCAGGCATACCGCCATTCGTCCGCGGCGTGGTCCTCGCCATCGGAATCCAAATCTTCCGGCCGGTCGGGATCGTGTTGCAGCGTCGGAATCGTTCGTATCGAGTCAATGCATGTCGAGAACGTGAACAACGCAGGGCGTTCGCCATCGCCCTTGAGGCGCGAACGCATCTGATCCCAGCCGCCCATTGCGCCCTTCTGAGTGATGCGGGCGTTATCCGCCGGCCGCAGACCGTGCAAACCAGCTTTCATCATGCGCTCAGCCAGCGACGGCCCACCATCCTCCCGGAACATAGACGGGTCGAGCGTCGAATATGCAATCTTCTCGTCGCCGGACTTGGCGATGATGCCGCGGGCAACTTCCTCGGCGGTTAGTTTAAGGCCTACGTTTGGCTGTCCGTTTGAGCCGTACCATTCGCGATAACGGATAAGCGCCCCGCGCGGAATGATCTGCCCGCTAAGGTGATGAAAGTCATCACCTGCGACCGTCCACCATCCGACGCTGAATGGCCTCGCGCTGCCCCAGTCAACGCTGCGAAACCGTAACCAATCCGCCGGAATAACGAACGGACGGACAACATGCTTTTCGTTGCTCCAACAATCGAAAAACGCGCCCTCGATCACAGACCAGTCGCCGTCGAGCCACGCCCGAACTAACTGGTCGCTGCCCGTGGCCTTCAGACGCTGGACGTAATCCCTGTCTAGATACCGATTATCAGCAACGCGGCTTGGTATGTAGACCCGTTCGAGGCCTGTCAGTGGATCAGATATGACCCGCCAGCCGCCGGGAGCTGAATCAATATAACGCCGCTTAACCCATTGATGTCCTGGTCCACCAGGATTCCCGGTAGCCCGAAAACCCACAGGGACGCCAGCACCACTTCGAAGTGTTGCCATGAGCTTGAGGATGGGTCGCTCGCTTGGGAAATTCCCGATTTCCTCAACGTAGACCCGCGTGTAGCTGTGGCCTTGGTAGCCTTCCGCATCGCTATCCCGTTCCAAGTAGGCGAACCGTAACCGCGCCCCGTTTGGCGCTCGCCACATCTTGTCCTGTTCGTGATAGACCCAGCCGAGCGGAATGTAGATTTGCTTTGAGCGTTCGATCGTCTCGATCAGTTCCGTGCGCTGCCGGCGAAACATGATGCCGATAGCGTGTTCGCCGTAGGCGTCGGCGTGTTCCACAAAATCGCCTAGAACCGCGTCGGTCTTGCCCCCGCCTCGCGCCCCGCCGAAAAAGACCTCAAAGACCGGACATGCGATAAAAGCGGATTGCCGTTCCTGAGCTTCCCAAATGATTAGTGGGTCGTCGGAACGTGCTGTTGCTGCCATGTTTCGGTTGTTACAGTCTTTTCAGGGACGCGGGCGACGTAGCGCACGGTAGTTTCTTGCTGCACAGTCTGAATCGGTTTGCCATAGCCCCGATCAAGCAACGCAGATGCGGCGGCTACGCGCGTCCTTGGATCAGTTAACGCAAGCACGAGAGCGTCAACGGCATCCTTCGTATGAGTGCGCGCGAGCTCTTGAATATCAAATGCAAGCTTTGGACGGCCGCCTGGATTTCCAGACTGCCCCTTTTTGAAGGCCATTGTTTTTGCCTTGTTCTGAATTGCTAAATCTTACGAAGGGCCTTCGCCGGGTGTTGCAGCTTCACCTGGATTTCGCCTAGGCCGATCCTGTAGTGAACGACGATTCCGGCGTAGAGATTTGCTTTGTCCATGTCGCCGCGGATTAGGGCGCGTTTGATTTCCGCGCGGGCACGGTCAACGTGCGCCTGCGTGATTTGTGTCATCGCCAGCCTAGTGTCGCCTTGCCAGCACGATTAAAAGCATGATGACAAGCGCGGCCATTGCCCCCATGAATATGAACATCGCGCCTTGGTCGATGGCGACGATCGCGCAGTTCGTAAGCATGGCGACCCTAATAAAAAAGCCGCAGCAAGTACGTCCGTTGCGCGGCTAAGGTTGCCTTGGGAGGCTCGTTCTGGTGCGGCGGAGATAACCTGCTACCAGTAACGCAAAAGGCCCGGAGCGAATTGCGCCGAGCCTGCATTTATGACGTGGCACGTTTTGCGCCGCGTGTCAAGCCGTAGTAGTCCACAAGGTTCGATAACCCTATCCGTAGATAAACCAACTCGCCGGATACCAGCTCTTTCTCGTAAATCACCACGCTATTCAGGACGATTTTAACCCGTTCGGCACCTACCGCGGCCAATGCCCGCCGCCATTTCGACTTGCGGGCATCCGCCTGTTCTGGGCTTATGTCGGCCCCACTGCCATACCGAAGCCCGTCCAGGGCTACCGACCGCGGGCAATGCGACGGAATCCCCATAATCCTAGCGTACCGCAGGTAATCGTCCCTGAATTTTAAGCCTGCGTCGTATTCGATGTCCGTGACCGTGTTGGTCAGATTTAGCCGGCCAAACGGGTTTT